ACATGCCCTGTTCAAGGCACCGGGCGGCGCGGCCTGGTGGAAAGCCAACGGCGGGGCACACGCAGCCGAGTTTGACGCGCGCCCTGACAGCCCGCACAGCGCCGTGCTGGCTGACTACATCGCAGAGCGTCAGGCACGGGTCAAGAGCCTGTGGGTCAAGTACAACCCGGCTCAGCCCCGTCATCCAGCCGGTGCCCCCAGGGGCGGCCAGTGGGCAGCGGCCGGTGGCGGGCCAAAGCAGCCGGGGCTGCCTGGTGTCGGCCCGGTCGATACGCCCTGGGATGTGGGCTGGCACCGTGACGACAACCCCTATGTCGAGGGCGGCACGATTGGCGCGGGCACGGGTGGCGCAGGCGATGCGGGCGGCAATCAGGCGAGCGCCCAACGTTGGCAGAAAACAAAAGACGAACTCTATGGCCCCGGCGGCACCCCGCCCGTGGTCGAGATCGAAGATGTGATCACCGAGGTCTACGACGAGGATTCCGGCGACTATATGGAGTTCTCGCCCGACGAAATGTCGGAGCGCATGTTTGGGCGCGTGCTGACCCACGATGACTATGCCGCGCTCGTCGGCGCTCCGAATGGATCGAGCGTCCATGTCGAGTACAGCCACGACGGCGACTACGAGACCCTGGATATCAACACATCCCATCCCTACTACGCCAGCAGCCAGCGCCGCATCTTCGGGATGCACTACGATGAGGCGATGGAAGAGGTGGTGTTCGGCGCGCACAACGACTATTTCGAGGTGCATGGCGACACGCCCGATGGCGTCGGCGCGCTCGTTTTGCAGCGCCAGGTCGAGGGGCTGCGCCGGCTGGGCATCGACCACATTGGCGTGCAGGCGGCCGGCGATCCCAGCAACTTCATCCCTGGCGGCGGCATTCGGGGCATGATCGGCTATTATGTCTGGCCGCGCCTGGGCTTCAATGGGGAAGTGCTGGGGCACGATGTTCGCCATGGCCCTGACTGGATGAGCGATATCCACGACATGCACGGCATCTTCGCCCACCCTGACGGCGCGGCCTGGTGGAAAGAGAACGGCTGGCCGCAGAATCTCGCATTCGACACCTGGGCTGGCTCGAAGAGCAGCGACGTGCTTGACCGTTACATCGCTGACAAGCTGGCCGGGCGCAAGACCTGGGCCTGGCACAGCGCCTATCAGGTCAAGTACAGCCCGACACAGCCGCGCAACCCGGCCGGCACGACGACGGGCGGCCAGTTCCGGTCAACGGGTGGCGGGGCAGCGGCGACCGGAGTCGGCGGGGGCGTCCCGTATAGCGCCAACAGCGTCTTTATCGACCCGAAAGAACTCCGCGACCTGGCGAATGACCCGAATGGCCCCGGCGTGGCGATGGAGCGCTACCCGCATATGGTGCTGGCCAGCGAGCATCATCGGGCCGTCGCGCTCTTCCGCGAGGCCGGCGACATTATTGACGAAGTGCACGCCTCACCGATCCCGCCAATGCGCGAGATCGACGCCGACGTGCTGCACCCGATGGACCCGCCAGGCGCGAACGGCATCATTCGCTACCGGATCGACGACTTCACGGGCGAGCGCCGCGTTGAGGGCATTCGCTTTGACGACGCCCAGGATGACAGTCGCGCAATTGACTCGATCCTGCATGAATACGGCCACGCCGTTGATCTGATGATCTTCGGCAATCATACGTATTTCGGGTCAGACATGAACCCGCGTGTGGACGACGTGATGGACACGATCAAGGGCAGCGACCGGCACAGAATCCTGACGACGATGAGCAACCCGCATCCGAGCCTGTACACCAAAGAGAAGTTCGACAACTTCATCGCCTATGCGTCCAGCGACCGTGAACTGTTCGCCCGCGCCTACATGCAGTGGATCGTCACGAAGTCAAGCAGCCCGACCGCCAAGGGCATCAAAAAGCGCCTGCCCAGGTATGGCGGGCACGTTCGCCTGCAATGGAGCGACGACGACTTTGCGCCGATTGCGAGCGCCTTTGACGAGCTTTTTAGATCGAACGGCCTGCTCAAGGCGGGATAACACCCTGATACAGCGAGCGAGTATGTTACGCTCGACAGAGGAGAGTGCGCCGTGAGTGCCCCCTGGCAGCCATTGCCCCCTGACCAGATCGTGAGCCGAGAAGAGGCCGAGGCCGAGGCTGATGCGATGGGCCTGGATTCATTCGGCCGCTCCATCTACATCAACCTGGCGATGGGCGGCGTGGGCGACGTGATCGAAGTCACCGAGGAGAGCGAACGTGCCAGCAGCCGTGAGCGTCGAACGCAAGGCGATTGACCCGGCGATTGCCGTCACCGACCGGGCCAGGGGCGAAGTTGAGGCCATCGTCGCCGTGATGGGCAACGTCGATCTGGGCGGCGATATCATCCATCCTGGCGCGTTCGTCAAGACGATCAAGGAGCGCGGCCACCGGGTCAGGGTGCTCGATCAGCACCAGCGTGATAGCGTCTTGCGCGTGCTGGGACGCCCGATTGAACTGCGCGAAGTGTCACGGTCAGAACTGCCCTACACGACCCAGCAAGCCTATCCTGACGCCACTGGCGGCCTGTACGCCAAGATTCAGTTCACGATGGGCACCCCTGAGGGCAAGGGCGCGTTCGAGCGCGTGCTGGATGGTGCCCTGGGCGAGTGGAGCATCGGCTACGTGCCGCTCGATAGCGACAAGACCTTCCACAAGAGCCGCGACGGTTCGACGCGCACCGTTCGCAATCTCCGCACGATTGCCCTGCAAGAAATCTCTATCGTGATCGACGGCATGAACCAGGCGACGAGCACGATGAGCGCCAAGAGCGCCGAAGAGAAGTACAGCGCCGGCCAGCGCCGCGTGCCCGGCGGCAGCCCGCATGGCGGTGAGTTCACGAGCGGTGGCGGCGTGGGTGGCGGGAGCGGTGCCTATCGAGCTATCGAGGGCGCGACCAACCTGCGCTATTCCGGCGGCGCGGCCGGCGCACAGGGGCAGGTGTTGGGCGGCCACGTTGGGCCGACGCCAGAAGGCGTGCGAATCGGCACGGGTGGCGGCGGCGGCGAGTTTGTGAGCGCCGCTGGCCCTGGGGCGGCTACCGCGCCATCGCCGGCCGCTGTCGGCGCTGGCGGCGGCGCGGTGCGCGTGACGGTGGCCGGCAAGCGGGGCGCAAACGCCGAGGCGCTTCGCGTCCAGGCTGAAACGCGCGCCTTTGGCAAAGAGATGGGCGCGAGCGACTGGCGGTCGCTGGTCGGCGCAGCGGGCGACGAGTCGATTGCCGTGCGCTGGGACGCGCCCAATAGGGCGACGGTGACAGTCAACTCAGACGGCCGTCGCCTGGCGCACCGAGTCACATTCAGAGAGGATGGCGGCATCGTCGCGGCCGATAGCCGCGTGACCGGCGATGATCGAGATGCCCTGCACGCGGCAATGGGCGGCCACGGCATCCTGCCAGCCCGCAGCCGCGCCGCTGCCGCCAGGGCAGCCGGCGGCCAGGCTGCGCCGTCACCCGGTCGCCTGACGGCCGCCATCCTGGGGGGAGATCAGATCATGCGAGCAACCGGAAACGACCAGCCGTTCGGCCAGGGCGTGCCACAGGGACCGGCGATTGCGGGCGCAATTCAGGGACGCGCCCAGCGGCCGATGGACATTGGTCCGTTCGTCAATAGCGGTAATTTCCCGCCCGCGCCCTATGGTGGAGCATCAGCAATGGACAGATATCCGCGCCGTCGCGGCAAGGCCGACCTGGGCGACGTGATCCAGGGACTCGTGCATAAAGCCTTCACGGCGCTGGCCGACGATCTCTATATCATGGGCGAAATTGATAGAGATGAGCGCATAGAACTGGCCGGCGCACTGGGCAAGGCGCTCGATCAAATCGAAGAGAGCATCCCGCGCCAACTTGCAGCGAAGAAAACCGACACATACGCCGACGATCTGTATTATGCTGAGAGCAAGGCCGGTCAATCCGTGCCCCTGGGAACCGGAACGTCGCGCTATGTCCAGGCCGCCTACGACGCGCTCAAGACCCTCTTGACCGAACAGGGCTTTCTGGACGACGAACTGGAAACCCAGGAGCAGGCCGAAGAGATCGTTGCTCAGGCCGAGATGAACCCGCCAGCCAAGTCACGGCCGTCGTCGCAGTTTGTCACCCATGCAAGCGGGCCGACCACGACGACACCGGATGATGTGCTTGACGAGATAAATCTGCACCTGGCCGAGATCGAGATTGCCGCCATCACATAGAACGACCGCATTCGCTATACGGAAGGAAAGTCCGGTGAGCGCGACGATGAACTACCAGGAAAAGCTGGCACGGGCCAGCGCCCTCTTCACTGAGGCGCGGAGCATTCTGTCTGACCCGCGCGCCTCAGCCGAGCGCAAGGCACGGGTCGCAGAGATGATTCAGGATGCCCAGGAACTCAAGGCCGACGCCATCTCGCTCAAGTCCATCGAAGAGAGCAAGGCCGATATCCTGGCGCACCTGGGCGACACGACCGGCCCTGACAGCCCGGTGAGCGCCTCAGAGTTCAAGACCTGGGGCGAGTTCCTGTATGAGGTCTGGTCGGCCGAGAACCCCAAAATGAAGGGGCCGCCCGACTCGCGGCTGGTCTACTTCAAGGACGACGACCCGGCGGGCCAGGTCAAGGACATGAGCGGCCAGACCAGCACGTCGGGCGGCGCGCTTATCCCGGTCGAGTTCCAGGCGACCCTGATGGCGGCAATGGCGACCAGGAGCATCGTGCGCTCACGCGCCACGGTGATCCCCATGCGCCGACGCCAGCTTGAGATGCCCGTACTCGACCAGACCGGCACCACGGCAGGACGCCCGCACTGGTTCGGCGGCTTGCAGTTCTACTGGATGGAAGAGGGCGGCGATAAGACCGCCAGTGACGCCCAGTTCCGCTCGCTGGCGCTCGTCGCCCGCAAGCTGATTGGCTTCACCCGCGCCGCCGACGAACTGCTCGATGACGCGGCCATCTCGCTCGACGCCTTCCTGAGTGGCCCGATGGGCTTTGCCGGCGGCGCGGCCTGGATGGAAGATTATGCGTTCTTGCGCGGCACGGGCGCGGGTCAGCCGTTGGGCGTGATCAACTCGCCTGCGGCCATTAGCGTCACGCGCCAGACCGCCGGCACCGTCACCTACGACGATCTGGCGAACATGCTCGAAGCATTCCTACCCAGCGGCAATGGCGTATGGCTGGCCAGTCAGTCACTCATGAGCGATCTGGTCACGATGACCGGGCCATCGGGCAATCCCAGCTATCTCTGGAACGGCGTGGCCGGGCAGAGCATCGCCGGGCGCGTGCCGGGCACCCTGCTGGGCTACCCGATCATCTGGGACGAGAAAATCCCGCGTCGGGGCTACTCCGGCGATATCGGTCTCTATGATCTGTCGTACTATCTCATCGGAGATCGACAGAGCACGACGGTCGAGAGCACCAAGTTCGAGGCGTGGAAGGAAGATAAGACTTCCTGGCGCATGGTGCATCGCGTTGACGGCCGCCCGTGGCTGTCGGCACCCTTCACGTATGAGGATGGCGAGACCCAGGTCTCTCCGTTCGTCAAGCTGACCGGCAACACCGCGTCGTAAGCCGCTCCTTCCCTTCTCGCCGTGATGCTGGTGGCGAGTGGGCGCAGCACTCGCCACCAGTTGATCGGTTTGCTACCCGTACAGGAGAGATCACATGCCAGGCGTTGCGGCTCTTCTCACCGAAACCTGCCGGTTCGACATGATCGAGCCGGATGCCTATGCGGCCAATCCGTACTCGACCAGTTGGCTGTCGATGCGCGACTTCGCCAAGCTGACGGCGCTGATCTTCGCCGGCACCCTTGGCTCAAGCGCCACGCTCGACGGCAAGCTGGAACAGGCCAAGGACAGCGGCGGCTCAGGGGCCAAGGATATCACCGGCAAGGCGATCACCCAGTTGACCCAGGCCGGCACGGATTCTGACAAGATGGTCGCCATCGAGCTTGATGCGAGCGAACTCGATGTGGCCGGCAAGTTCGACCACGTTCGTCTGACGATCACGGTCGGTACAGCCACGAGCGATGCCGGGGCGCTCGTCATTCGGCACCAGCCATCCTATGCGCCGGTCGATGACAGCAACCTGGACGAAGTCAAGAACTAAGCGCAGCCTGCCTGGTGGCCTGCGCTGGCGGGCCACCGGCCTACTCCCCTTGTGGAGTCTCTCATGTGGGTCCAGCTTCTCGCGGCCAAGCATCTCGATCAGAACGGGCGCGTGCAGACCTTTTACCGGGGCGACTGGGTCGAGGTCGGCAAGCAGAAAGCCCTTCAATGGATCAACGACGGCGAGGCCGCCATCGGCAGCGGCGAGTCCATCGCCCTACCGGATAGCTGCGGTGCGGCTATCGTGCGCGATCTGCCGCCAACGGCTCAGCCGTTCGGCGGCCTTGATCTGCGCTGGGTGAGCGTGCCCAACCCGGCCATTCGCTTTGATCGCACGCTGATCTGGGATGGCCTGGTGTCGCTCAGGCTTGATCTCCTGGCGACCGGCTTTGGCTTTCTCGATACATGGGATGTGGCGATCCCGCTCGTTGACTATGCGCTCATGGCGTGCGACATTGGCAATGAAAATCAGCGTGCCCAGACTGAGAAAATCATTCACGACCTGCGGGTGCTGGTCTATGACCCGCGCGTGCTCTTTATTCGACGGTCAGAGGCCGCGCACAGCCTGATCGAAGCGTGGGGCGAACTGGCCCCCGGTGGCGGCGATGACCGGCTGAATCTCTTGCAGGCGCTCTATGTGACCCGGCCGAAAGTCCTGGCATTGCCGCCGACCTGGCGGCGCGAGCGAGAGGGGCGACGACGGTGACGCGCCGCAGCAAACAATACTGGCGCACGGCTCCAATGACGACCAGGCGCGAAGAAGAGCGCCGGTCTGGCCTGCTCGATGACCTGATCGTGAATGAGACCTTGCCGCAGCAGGTGCGCGAAGTCGAGCAGATCACGCGCCTGAACCAGGCCATGAATAGGTCGCGCCAGCACCGGCACCAAGCACGCCCATGACGGTCGGCGTGCTCATGGTCGCCTATGGCGACCGGGCGATAGCATCGGCACGACACGCGGCCGGCACGCTGGCGTTTCATGTGCCCGACATGCAGCTTGTCTTATTTTCCGACCGTGACCTGCGCCTGCCCCATACAACGCACTCGTGCTCTTTTCTCACCCACTATCCTGACGACCACCTGATTCGCGAGGCGAAGCTTCAAGCCAACCTGCTCAGCCCATTCGACCAGACGATCTATCTCGATGCCGACACGACCGTGCATGGCCCGCTCGATTCGCTGCTGGCCCCGCTGCATGATGGCTGGGACATGGTGATGACGACCAGCGTCAATCAGGATCGCGATCTCTTGCTCAATCTCGATCACGACGAGCGCATGGACGCGCGCCTGCGGCTGGGTGACGGTCGTCTGGGCCTGCAATGTGGCGTCATGGCCTGGCAGAAGAACGACGCCACCGACGCCCTGTTCGCGGCCTGGCGCACGCACTGGAATGTGCATCGCCGGCACGATCAGGGGGCGTTTCTCATGGCGCTGGATGACGCGCCTGTGTTGCTGTGGCTGGTCGGGCGGCCGTTCAACGGCGGCGCGGTGATCGACCACCATTTCGGGAAAGCACGAGGATAAGATGCCGCCGCGCAAAAGAGTCCCAGACGAGGTCGAGCGGTACTTCGACACCGAGCGCGCCGCTGCCTGGTATATGCTGTCACGCACCCAGGCCGTTGCTCTGGGACGCGCCGTGCGTCCGATGCTTGACGAGCATCAGCTAGGTTTCCTGGCCGACCTGGCAGTGATCGCCCCTGACGGTGACGCGCTCGAAATCGGCACCTACTTCGGGTCGTCGGCGCTCACCTGGGGGCTGATGCGGCGCGGGCGCGGCACCATGCACATTATCGACCCGTTCACGGCTAAGTCGAAGCAGCGGGCCGTCTTTGACAGCGCAATGGCCCAGGTGTTCCTGTCGCCCATCGTTCACGCTGGGCTGAGCCAGGACGGCGCGATCATGGATGCCCTGCCGCGCACGCTCGCCTTCGCCTTTATCGACGGCGACCATAGCGAAGAGGCCGTCGTGTCCGATCTCTATTTCATCGCGCCGCGCATCGTGCCTGGTGGCGTCCTGATCTTCCATGACTATGCGCCCAACTGCCCCGGCGTGGTCAAGACCGTGGACTCGTGGCGACTGATGGGCGGCGCGTCCTGGGACTTCCTGGGGGGCGTCAGCAGCACACGCGCCTATCGCCGGCCCGTGGGCGATTCCCGTGGCTAACGTCCATATCATCTGCCGCGACTGGCAATCCGACCGCATCATCCCACGGCTCGCCAATCTCTTGCACCAGGGCACCGGCTGGGGCATCGGGCCGAAGATCGACCCGAAGGCGAGCGCGAATCTGGCGTTTCCCTATTTAGAAGCGCCGCAGGTCATCCCGTCTGGCACCCGGCTGGTTGCAGAGTTCTCGCACTACGAAACGACGGTGCCGGCCAAGGCGCGCGAATGGGAAAGAATCTCTAAGCTCTCAGACCTGAGGCTCACCTGGGCCAGCCAGTATCGCGATCTCTTACTCAACGATGGCCCGGCCGCGCTCGTTACACCGCCGCTGGATAGAGATGCGTTCGACCTGGCTATCCAGCCCAGCATCACGCCAGACGGCACGGCGCTGCGCCTGGGGGTCTCTGGCTGGGTCTATAAGGGCGGGCGCAAAGGCGAGCGCCTGGTGAAAGTCCTCTCAAACGAGGGCATAGAGATGGTCGCGACCGGCGCGGGCTGGCCGTGCCGAATGCTCGACTACTCCTGGGGCCGGATGCACGAGTTTTATTGGAGTCTTGACGGCTATGTCTGCACGAGCCTGATCGAGGGCATTCCCTACCCGCCCCTTGAGGCGCTCGCGTGCGGCATACCCGTCATCGTCCCGATTGGCGTCGGCCTGCTGGACGACCTACCGGACATGCCCGGCATTGAACGCTATCAGGCCGGCGACGGCCCATCGCTGCTGTCGGCCGCACATCGACTGAGTCGAACGCTGCGCTCCGGTCAGATCGACCGGCTGGCGCTCAGGGCGACGACCGAACGCTTCACGCTCGCAGCCTGGATTGGCGACCACGAGCAGGCCATCGCGCGCCTGCTCGCGCCCACGCCCGCGCCCGACCCGGTGCCGACAATCACGGTGCCGCAGATCACGCGCAAGAAAAGGCCCGTGAGCGCCCCTGAGAGCGTCGTCAAAGGCGCGCATGGCGTCTATCTCGTTGCCTACGGTTCGCCGGCCCTGGCGTGCCTTGAGCGCGCTATTTCGAGCATCAGGACGCACATGCCGGGCCTGGAAATCTGCGTGACCAGCGCCGTCAAGCCGCAGGCCGAGATCGAGCACTGGGTCGAACGCCCCGACACGGACGTAGGCGCACGCGGGGCCAAGACAGAGATGTACGATCTGGCCCCGGCGACCTGGGAGAGCGTGCTCTATCTCGATGCCGACACCGAGCTTGTGCAGCCGATCACATCACTCTTTGCCATCCTGGCTGACGGCTGGGACGTGATCGTCTGCCCGAATCCCAGCAAGTACGCGACCGCGAGAGACATGCGCCGGCCCGACAATGGCGACGAGTGCGACTACACGTTCGGCCTGATTGGCACCGACGAGATTCTGCAATACAACGGCGGCGTGCTGGGCTTCCGGCGCTCTGACGTGACGGCGGCATTCTGTCGCGCCTGGCATGACGAATGGTCACGCTACGGCAAGCGCGATCAGGCGGCGCTCGACCGCGTGCTCTATGCCAGCCCGCTGCGTATCTGGACGCTGTCGAGCGAGTTCAATAGAGTTGACCGCTACGATCAGCCGACGCCCAGGACGGCCATCGTGCATCACCCGACGAAAGCGCGCCGGCACACGGGCGTGATCAAGGGACGGCTGGATAGCGACGAGGCGTGGATGCGCGTCGGTGTCGAGCAGAGGCGGCCAGCATGAGGCCACTGCATGTTCTGCTCGTCGTCAAGGACACGCCTGCCAGCTACGACGGCGACGACAAGCTGTCGGGCCTGTTTTCTTATAGCGTGCCTGAGTTCACCTGGGGCCACACCACGCTGGGCGACGACTTTGACCTGGATACCAGGAAATACCAGGGGCGCTTTGATCTGATCTTTCACATTGACGGCTCGAACTGGGGGCGCTATCGCGGCCCGGTGCCGGTCGTCTACTGGGGCATCGACTCGACGCTGAGCGAGGAGCATTATCGCGCCCGGCGAGAGCAGGCCCGTGAATCTGACCTAGTCCTGGTCGAGCATGACGAACTCGTGCGTTACTCGTCGCTGATGCCAGAGAACGCCTGTTCTGGTCCGGTGCTCTGGCGACCCGGCGACCGTCAGCCGGCCCCGGTGCGGCGCTTTCCCTATTGCGTGAATGACCGGCTCTTCAAGCTGCAAGACGTGCCGCATGTCGATATCGGCTGGCACGCGCACACGACCGGCATTGGCAAGGAAGAGCGCCAGTGGGCCTGGGGAATCGTCAGTGAGCACGCGCGGGTGCGCGGCTACACGATGGCCGACTACACGGCCGGCGACCGGCATCACTACGCGGCGGCGCTTGGCTCTGCGCGGGTGATCTTCTCCTGGCCGCGTGTGCTGGGCAACCGTCCACATCGCATTCTGGACGCCATGATGTGCGGCTCATGTGTCGTCAGCGGCCCGGTGCCCGATTGTGGCGATGGGCTGGCGCATGGCGTGAACATCATGATCGCCCGCGACCCTGAGCACGCCTGTGACCTGATCGACGGTCTGCTGGCCGACAATCTCTGGCGCTCGATTGGCAACGAAGCGCGCCGACTGGCGTTCAGCGAGCATCGCTGGTCGGTGCGGGCGGCCCAACTGCGCGCCCTGCTGGCCGACACCTGGCCGCAAAGGTTTGGACCGGATGCCGAATGAACTGCCAGGAAACATAGATGTGCTACGCTGTACCTGTCATGGGTGCAAATCGCCGTTTGCCATCATCGCCAACGGCACCCTGATCATCGAGAGCACGCATCACGGCAAGAAGCATCAGAATACAGTCAGCATCGCCTATCTCGTCGCGGTGATGGACATTCTCAAGCGCAAGCAGACAGGGGATTCGCGTGACGGTCGCGAGTGAGCGCATCATCTGGCGCGGTGATCGAGAAGCCATCGTGAAACAGGCGAGCGCGCTCGCCCCTGGGGCACTGGCGCTCTTTGATAGCGATGCGCCGCCGCTGGTGCCCTTTCTCAAGCGCCAGATCGACGTGTTTCAAGCCTGTGCCCTGTTCGCCCTGGCGCAGCAACACAACAAGATCGACGCCGCCATGCTCGAAGTCGGCACGGCCTGGGGCTATTCGGCCGCCGTGATCGCACGCGCCGCGCCGCTCGCGAGGATTCTCACGCTCAACCCGAAGATGCACGAAGTAATAAAAGCCCGCGATCATCTCAAGCCATTCAGGGCGCAAGTGACGGTCCTGTGCGACACAAGCGACGATCTCTGGCAGGCGCATGTTCCTGGTGAAATCTTCGACTTTGTCTTTATCGACGGCGACCATCGACCACCCGCGCTCTATCAGGATATGCGCTGGTTCACCGAACTCAAGCCGGGCGGCCTGATCCTCTTTCACGACTATGCCCCGGCCAGCAGCCCGCGACCGTGCCCGGCAGTGGTCGAAACGCTCGACCAGATCAGGGACACCCAGATCAAGCGCGATTATGACGTGCAGGTGATCGCTGATGATGGCGTCGGCATGGTCGGCTGGATTCGCCGGCCGGGCGACCGCTACCAGTACCAGGAGTGAGCTATGCCATCGACCGTGGTCTACGCCGCGCCCGAAGAACTACGCCGGCAATCCGATATGACGAGCGTGCAGAAAGACGACGTGCTCGAACTGATGTTGAGCGCGGCCTCACGCTCGATTGATAACGTCTGCAACCGCCCTGACGGCTTTCAGGCGCTCAGCGCGGCTGCGACCCGGCTCTATACCGGCTCTGGCGGCGCGGTCCAGTTGATTGACGAGACCGTGTCGGTCTCGCTGGTCGAGACCAAGGGCAGCCCGCAGGAAGCGACCTGGGAAGCCTGGACGAGCGCCGACTGGCTGCTGGCGAGCGGCGACCCGCGCATCCCGCGCTTCGGCCGAACGCCCTATACGCTCTTGCTCATTGATCCCTCTGGCGATCAGACGCGCTTTCACGGTGGCCGGTCGCGCAACACGACCGGCTTCCGGCCCATCGAAGAGGAGATTCGCGCCTACGGCGTGCCGACGCTGCGCGTGACCGGGCGCTGGGGCTACGCGCTGACCCCGCCCGACACGATCAGGCAGGCGACGATCATTCAGGCGGCTCGCTGGCTGAAACGGGGCGAGAGCGCCTGGGCCGACTCGATAGGCGACAGCGAGACCGGCCAGGTCATGTTCAAGAAGTCGCTCGACCCCGATATCGTGCTGCTGCTCAAGCAGGGGCGCTTTATTCGGCCGTCACTGGGGCTGATGTGATCACCGGCTGGCGCGTTGAGGCGCGAAATCTGCGCGAGACCCAGCGGGCGATGATCCAGATCGTGCGTGAGATGCAGGGGCCAAAGATGGTCATGGCGATGGGCCGGGCCGCGCTGCTGGTGACGCGCACGGCTCGCCAGCTTGCCAAGGTCGATACCGACCGCTACCGGGCCAGCATCGTGCCTGAGGTAATTATTCGAGATGACACCGTGATCGGCATCGTCGGCACGAATGTCGCCTATGCACCGTTCGTGGTCTTTGATACCAAGCCGCACTGGCCGCCGCTCGAACCGATCTTAGAATGGGTCAAGCGAACGAAAATCGCTGGCACCTATTCGACCAAAACCAGGCGACGGGTCGGCCGGCGGCGCGACAAAGAGAAAGAGGATTTGCAGGTCGCCTGGGCCATCGCCAGGAAGATCAGCCGTGAGGGCACCAAAGGCGACTACTCGCTGCCCAATGCAGTCAAGAATAACGAGGCCAGGATCGTCAAGATGATCGGCACGGCCGCCGACGCCGTGCTTGAGACATGGAGAACGGTCTGATGCCCAGCGTGACCTATCGCGCCATGCTCGACGGCATCGCGGCGACGTTCAGAGAGATCGACCACCTGAGCCATACGCCCAACGGCGTGCAGACCGGCGATGCCATCACCGAGGATTTCCCCGACCTGCCAATGGCCCAGGTCTACCCTGAGGCCAGCACGACCGATGACTGGGCCGGCAATAACGACCGCAGTTCGTTCAGGGCCGGCTCGCGCGTGACGACCTTTCGGATTGTGATAGATATTCCGACCCGGCGGCGCTCGCATGTCGGTGAAGATATGGCGAGCGTGATAGAGATGGCCGATGCGATTCAGGGGAAGCTCGAAGAGCAGCGCACGCGCCCGCTATTCGGCGTGGTCGGCATTCAGGGCTTTTCATGGCGCTGGGAAAGAGTCCTGCATCAGCGCGGGGCCGGCGAGGGGCAGCATCTCTATGTCGGCCTGCGCGTGCATCTCGAAGTGAGGGTATTCTAGTGCTCTACCGTGTGCTGCGCGACCTGTCTGTGGGCGATGAAGTCTATGCCGCCGGCAGCGTCTACACGCTCGCAACGATCAAAGAGAGCAGCATCACCGTGCTCCTACACCGGGGCGCGATTCGCCAGGTCATCGCGCCGCCACTGGCGCAGTTGCCCGGCTGGACGACCAGAGCGAAGCGCCTGGACGAGAAGCTGGGGCTAAAAAACGTCTATGACCTGCTCGACACTGACCCGAAGGCGATTGCGACGGTCATGCGCGTCACACCGGAGACTGTCGAGAAGTGGCAGGTCGAGGCATTTCAGTCAATGACCGAGCCGACACCCAAAAAGAGAGGCGGCTGATGCCCGAATAAACCGCGCCAGTTCGGCGCTTCGCAACACGCATCGCCCGCGATATGAGAAGATAGCCGGTGAGAGTGGTGCCCCTGTTGCACCCCGCGAGCGCACCCGTGAGGATCACAATTAGGGGGAACGTGACATGCCACAGACGACCAGCCAGGTCAACGCCTGTGATGCCCGCATCTATCTCGACAACGGCGCTGGCCTGCTGGTCGAGATCAGTGGCTCGTCCAACGAGGCCAGCATGGACTTCACCAACCAGCTTGGCGAACTCTATACCTTTGGGCCGCGCTTCCCGGTCAGGGGCGAGTGCAAGTCAGACGCGACGATCAACCTGAACGTGATCTACTCGCTTGATGACGGCGAGGCCATGAATATCCTGCGCGACTGGTTCTATACGACGCGCGGCCAGAAAACGCTCAGAATCGACGTGCCCGACGACGATCCCGGCTCTGACCGCTACCAGTTCGAGGTCTTTCTGGAATCGCTGAATATCCCATTGGTCTCGAACGACGCCAATCCCATCCTTGTGTCGTGCGTGCTCCGACCAACGGGCACGTTCACTTCCACCACCATCGGCAGCTAGACGCTGCTGACGGCTAGTACGCCCCGTGAGGCGTCAGGAGTGTGGTCCCAGTGCCAGAACGCAAGCGCATCTCGACCGTGCCCAGCCCCGACGTGCAGGGCGATGATAGCTGGGTCAAGGTGGCCCAGTTCACGGTCGGGGAGTACACCGACCTGCAAGAGCGAGGCGAGCAAGAGGGCGCTGACATGTGGGCGCTCGAAGCAGACGCCCTCTCGACGCATGTGATCGACTGGAATTGGGTGGACGACGATGGCAAGCCGATGCCGTTGCCGACACCCAAGAACCCCGCTCCGCTCAAGCTCTTGACCCGCGATGAAACGCTGTTTCTCGTGAATGCGCTCATTGGCGGCATCACGAAAGAAGCCCTAAAAAACTCAAACTCCAACTGAGCAAGGCGCTCTTTACACGGAGCGCCGCGCCGCCCTGGGAGTATGTGAAACTGCAACTCTGCAAGGACGTGTATCACTGTACTCCTAGTCAGTTGGATGCCGAGCCTATCGGCACGATCTTGCTCCATCTCGAAATGCTCAGGATGGAGCAAGAGGCCGACCAGGCGCGGCGGGGCGTGAGCGTGACGCGCAAGCGGGGCGACCTGAGTAAGCGCAAGAAGAAGGTCTAGGGACGCACATGGTCGCGCAACGCCGCACGGTGTCGGTGCTCATTCAGGGGCAGAACCAGACCGGGCCGGCGTTCAAGCAGGCGATGGCCGATACCGCCGCGCTTGAGAAGTCGATCAATCATCTCAACGCGACCATGCGCCACGCGACGGGACAGTTCGGCATCCTGGGCGGCGCACTGCGCGGCATCCCGGCCGTT